GTATTCTAAATATAGGGAGGTATTAAAGGAGCCCCCCTTATCTCCTGCAAATGACTGCTTGGTCCACCATCTAGCCATCTCGGATATATCTCTATGCATCATACCTCCACTCATCCTCATCAAAGTCGTTATCAAACTCCTGCATATCCCGCACCAGGTTAGTATCCTGTATGCACCACATGATCTCTTCCTTGAGTTGGTCAAGTTCGGGATCAGTAAGGATGTAGTCAAGCTCCACCTCACCAATCACCTGAGTAGCTAATACGTTGCTAATCTCCACCTCATAATCCTCATCGGTTATGTTAGTTATTTTGAACTCACAGTTACCATGCACATCATCAAAGTCAAAGTAAGCTACTTCTATACCTATTGTTACTTGCATATCATAAAGATTAAAGTGTGATACATTGCTACCATGGTACCCACGACCACAGCAAAACTTGCTACTACATTAAATAGTTCTTTTTTCATCTGTTAGCGTTTAGGATGGTTAAAAAATCTTCGGTGTTATCTAATGCTTCTTTGGTCATTTCCTCAGTAGCTTCAACAAGCAGCTGCTCTAAGAATAAAGCAAGTACCTCTGCGTTGTTTTCGTTTGCCTTGATAAAGTCAAGGGCTCTGTTAAACTGTTCCATAAATAAATTTTTAAGTGTTAATACCTTACAAAGATACACAAAGTTTCATATATGCAAACAATTTTGCATAATTTTCCACAAATTTAGAATGAGTCTAAATAAGGAATATCACATAATGTTGGTGAAAATCACTTAATTTCGCCTATAAGCGTAAATAATCTCCGCAAAAATACGTCTATAAACTCACGATATTTGTTTACGCGTGTAGAGATATTCCTGATACTTAGTGAATACCAGGTGATTTACTTTATTGTGTTTTTTGCAGTCTCGACATTGCAGCCAGTGGTGAACAGTACCCGAAGCAGTGACTACTTTTTTATTGTACCTGTGATTAGTACCTCCACATTCGGCACATTCGTACTTATCACCTCCATGCTGTACTGCATAGTTATGGTTAGCAATGGCATAGCTGTTGAGTTTCTCAAATACTGCCTCCAATACCTCCACATCCATCTTACAATAGGCCACCATCTTATCCAGTGCCTCCTGATCTTTGCGAAATACTATATCTTTCCACAGGTCAAGCCCTCCTGTTTCCATCTTAGCACCTACCTTGAGTAGCTTAGCTATGTAGTCAAGCTTGTTGCTATTAAAATTAAAGTACTTTTTAGCCCATTTAAGCGTGTCTATGGTCTTGGGTGATGGCATAAACTGAATGCCATGAAATAAAGCTCTTGTGCGTATCCATTTGAGGTCAAATCTATCCCCATTGTGAGCTACAATCTCATCCGCTTGAGCTAAGACCTTGACAAATTTCTCAATCATTTGCTTATCACTCTGTGATTTGGACCATGTTAGGCTGTGAATTTCATCCTCACCCTCCCATTTATAGCAGATGCAGATGATTGCACGTTCATGAATGATATCACCCGGGTTGATTGTTAGGTTGTATCCTGTTCTCCAGAACACTCCGACATTGAATGAAGTCTCAATGTCATAGAATAAACGTTTTCTCATAGCTTAAATAGCAGGGCAATCCTATCTAGCAGCCCTTTTTGTATTAGAAATCTTAGGAGTATCCCTAGAATAAACGCAACAATCACAGGCCACCATAGTATTTTATACTTTACTACCTCTTTAGCTTGAGCAGTTTTATAGATAGTCTTACCTCGTATCCTTTCAACTCTTGTTTTATATCTATACTCAATCCTTGTTTGCCATCTTGTTTTTGGCACGTACACGTTATTGAATTGTATCACCGTATCCTTAGTGGTGTAGAACTTTTCCCATACAATAGTATCATTTTGTATCACTGGGATGCTGTCAACAGTTGTTATCCGGATGGTGTCACTATCCTGGACTAACTGCAATCCATTCTTTAATGCTTTTTTGTAGTGCCATTGAGCACGCTTAGGAGCTGAGCAGGATGTCGCAAATATAGTAGAAACTAGCGACAAAATAATTATTGAAAGTCTCATGTGCTATAGGTTTTGAAGCATTGATATCATTCGGGGGCATGGGTAAATATCTGCCTTATCTTTTCTCACACTGTTATGCGTGTAGATCCCTGCAGTACCTTTGAATGCCTCTTTATCAATGGCAAATATCTCTGACCGGTACGTCTTAGGAATATCGTATGTATCACACAGGTACTCCACCAACTGCCGAGTACTTTCAATCTGTTCATCCGTATATTTGTACCAATACTTATTGCCCTTGTAGGGTGTATCTAATGTGGTTACCATTGATGGGTCCACAACTCCCTTGACATAATTGTAGTACTTACCATCCTTGAGCTTCAACGGACCCCAATTGCATACCTCAATACCTACACTTAGCTTGTTTAAGTTTTGATACTTGAGTCCATGAGCTGAGAAATCTTGACTATCTATGCCCAGGTGATAAGCCCAATGCTTAGAGCTGAAGCACTGTACTATTGTACCTCTTTCACCTATTACAAATGCAGTAGCAATCCTATCTGCATTGCTATTCCACCAACGTGATACAGCTACGGCATTACCATTGCCTGCAGTATGGTGTAAATAGATCTGTTTTTTTTCAGACTCCTCATGGAAGTACTGAGCATTAGATAGGCGTTCCTGTAATATCTTGCTTGTGTCTAATTTCATCCACCTCTTTTTTAATATCCTTAGCTCTTGAAAATAAGTTTTTCATTGCCTGCCATAGGTCAAGGCCTTTTACTGCTTTGTAGTTTTCATTGATACTCATGACCTCGATTGATACCAGGATGAGTGCAAGTACCTTAGTGAGTAGTAACTCTACTGAGAAAAACTGCAGGATGATATGGTTAAGTATGAATTGGTCAATCATATAGAACATGATAACAGTTACCTCATAGAGTAACATCTTGCTAATGATTGCAGATAGGCCCCTGCTTGTAATTTTAACCTTGTTTTTAACTGACTTCCATACACCTGTGATAGTATCAAGTACGATCACAAAGCCTACTAGAAACAACAGCCCTGAGATAGGCATTAAAAATGCACTAATAGTTGCCAATAGTTTTATCCAATTGGCTTTCATTGTGGCTAATAGTATGGTGAGCTGTGACTTCATTACAAGATTAGGATGCTGTTGTTATATCCATTCTCAAGGAAGTTACCACACATACCTGTGCAAGTTGTTTGATACTGATTGATGCAAGAGCAATGGTTAAACATTGGACGTAGGTCAGTATCCATGTTGGTAGTGGATATAAAAATAGGGAACAGGTTACGGTTAGCAAGTAGCCATCTGATTAGACGTTGCTCAAAGAAACTAGCCTTTTGTGCATAGTGTTCCATCCCAAAAGCTACCTCACTGCGTGATACGCTTGCTGAATAATCTCCATTTTGAGTCTGAAGTCCTTTGTTTTTTAGCTGATAAGTCAACCCAAATACAGCATCCTCAGCACTTCTCCATGCAATGACCGGCTGAATGAACTCAACTAGGTCAATCTCATCGGGTGTAAGTGTCTGAGCATTGTATGCTGTTAGCATGTGATTGTAGAACGTAGTGCCTAAGATAGGCTGAACTCTCAATGCTGCCTGAGTAGCTATGTATGGGGTTACATCAGTCACATCCACATTAGCTGTGATGGGTGTGTTAGTCTTAAGGTAGGTTTCAGTGATAAAATATAACATCAGATTGCAGGTGTTTGTGCTGCTGCAGTTGCAGCTGCTTGTGTAACATCTCCACCATCTACAGGAGGCAATGAAGCCAGTGCTCTAATCTCATTGATGGTCATGGTCTCAAGTACTTTGGTAGCTACCAATGGACTCAATGTGTTCAATGCATCATTAGTCTTAGAACTTTCACCCTCAAGTTCCACGATGGTCTCATTAATGATTTGAAAGTTATTAATGGTGAACTCAGCAGGTATGCGAGCAATGGTTAATATCTCCTGAAAGATAGTAACTACCTGAGCACGTAACTCCATGACCACGTTTTTCTCAAATATCACATAGGCCTGTTTGATATCTGACCCATTACCCAAGCTACCTGTGGTACGGATACCCATTAGTATAGGGTCAATGGTGTGAGCAAAGCAAATCTGCTCAGTATTCAATGCAGATGCCTCATGAAATAGCTTATCATTGCCATTAGTAGGTAAGCTTTCAATCTTAGGTAACTGCTCAGCTGAGTTAGCAAAGAATGCAACTGCCTTACCGGCATTGGCTGCACCCTTAAGACGATCAATAGTTTCTTTAATCATGTGTTTTTCCTCCTCAGACTGTGGTCGTTTAGGGAACATCATAGCAAAGGATGGGAACACACTATTTTGGATGTTACTTTTTGCGAAGTAAGATAGCTCACCACTAAGAAAAGCAAAGTTTAATGCACTTGTATAGGTAGGTAGTGGGTAATAATCTTGACCAACTGACTTAACTTCGTAGCAATATAGCTGACATTCATCCGTACAGGTGATGTGATAAGGCTTAATGACCTCAGTATCTATCCTGGTACTCCAATCATCTGATAAATAATAGTACTTTCTGCATGGTGATACCCTTACTTTCTCAGGGGATACATTCTCAATCTTGATTAGCTTTCTTTTTTCTCCAAAATATAGCTTAAAGTACACACGATTGTGGATGATTAGCTGTTTTGTAACTGCCTTAACAGTGTGCTTGAGGTTCGCTTTCTTTTCAAAGGCAAACATCTCTAGCTTTTCTTGTGGTGTAAGCTTGTCGGTTGTAAGGTTAAACCCTCCACCAATTACAGCGTTGGTCTTATAGTCTACAATGGCACCATGTAGTGGTGAGCTGTAGTACATTTGATTGAGCATCTCAGGGTATAGGTTACCCTCACCAAATCTAACCCATGACTCCTGCACATATCTGCCATTGACATAGGGCAGTGTCAAGTTACCTCTCCCTACCGGTAGGAATGGGGTGCTAAATGATTGATACCCCTCTACTACTTCAGGGCCTTTCTTATTGTTGTTAATAAATCTATCGTACCAAGCCATAGTTAATCGTATATTGAATTTCCTGCAGGACCACTGACCACAAGCCTACCCTCTTCAATGACTACACCTGTAGTCTGTGCTATTGTAAGAGGTAGAACGAATGCAGTTGAGCTCTCATATACCTGATAAGTGTACTGCCCTTTTAAGAGTGAGATATCCGTTGGCTCATCTAGAGTAAACAGGTTGTATCTTTCGGGCCATGCACTTGTATCAGCAGATGTAAAGAGCTGTGGTGTGCTAGTGGTATTCATTTCATTGGTGAATACAAACAAATAGTGTGGTGTACTAACCGTAGTTACCTCACTAAGAGTCAACACGAACTGATTAATAACACCTTGATCTAAGTATATCACACCTATATTATTTTAGCTTTGTCAAATGTTCATAAAAAAAGCCCCACCATGTGGCAGGGCTCTAATATAGAGAGGTAGAATTGCTTATTGTACTCCGATGGTAGCTAATGCTCCAGCAGTCATATCAATGTTGTAAGCTAAGTATGGGTTCTCAGCTACCAAAGTAACTGTATATTTAGAACCATCAGCTCTAGCTGTACCTGAACCTTCACCTGTAGCAGATAACTGCAAGTATGGGAAGTACCAATATAAACCGTTAGCATCAAGGATGATAGCTGTCAAGTATTGCTGTCCTGTTCCTAGGATTTTAATAGCACGAGACTTATCAGCATCTCTTCTGTGGAATACTAAGTTAACTGTCTGAGTTACAAAAGAGCTACCATTAACTAAGTCAATAGTGCTATCCTCTGTATAGTTGGATGTGTTTCGGCGTACCTCAAATGGTTGGAATAAATCACCACTCGCTACTAATGTGATACCTGTAATTTGCCAGGCATTGGCACCAGTTACTGTAGATGGGTCAGCAGGAGTGATAGAAGCTATCTCATCCTGTGTATTAATCCAAACACCATAGATACCACCAATGTTGTTATCGCATGGTTTTACGATAGTCTCTAATGATTGACATGTAGCCATTGTGTTAAAGTATTAAAGAGCCCCCTTGGTAGAGGGCTCATGGTTAATTATTATTAAGAGTAGTAAACGATATCAACACCATTCACATATTCGAAACCAACTTTCATGTTAGCACGTGTACGGATGTAAGGCTCAGCTACAGTATCAGCTAAGTTCACAGCACGTAGGTCAGAAGAGTCACCCTCAGCATCAAATGCGTAGATAAGGTTGTCTTTCAAAGTCCACACAAATGTGTTGTTTGACATACCTGGACAAACTACGATTTTAACTCCTAAGAAAGTCAAAGACAAATCTTGAGTGATGTAAGCGTTAGTGTTACCTGCAGCAACTCCTAATCGGTAGATGTTAACCAATTGAGTAGGCATGAACAAACGTAGGTCAGCTGTACGTGTAGCAATAGATGCAGGAAGTAAAGCAAATGCAGCAGCTAACTTAGTCTCTAATGTAGAGAAGTTAGCAATTGAACCTGTACCACCATTGATAACTGTATCGTTAGGGTCAGTTAAACCTGCAGTTAATTTTTTCTCATAACCGTCACACAAAGCAAGTGTAGGGTTTAATGAGCCTGTATCACCTTGCCATCTGATTAACTCGATATCTCCGTTAATTTTGTTAGCCATCTCACCCCAGTAGAATGACATGAAAGATGCAACAGAGAAATCTCCGTTAGATCCTTTTGACATTTGAAGAGATAAGAATGATTGCTCTAAGTCAAACTGACAAATCTGAGCCATTGCAGAAAGTGCACATACGTCAATTTCTTTAGCGTTCAAATCATCATTAGGAGCAGTAAAGCTACAGCTAGATGCTTGCAAAATGTTACCAAAAGTAACAGTCGCTAATTTAGTTTTGTACTTTACTCCTGGCAAAGAACGGTAGTTGTCAGCAGTATCCTCAGATAAGTAAGCTTGAGAATAGAATGCCTCAGGGTTAGCTGCTAATAAAGCAGTTGGGTCAACTTGTAAGTCGAATTTTAATTTACGCATGATTATTTGTTGTTTATAAATTTGTTTACACTAGAAAATCTTTGCTGTGCACTCATGGCCACAGCCTCACTCATCACCTCATCCTCTACTTCCATAGATAGTACTTCCTCAAGTTGGTTTTTAACTTCAGCTATCATAGCAAGTAAAGCATTCATTTGCTCATCCATTACAGGCTTAACAATAGCAAGGATAGCCTCTGCATCAACTACAGGGTCTACTGCCATGGTCTCCTCCTCTGCAGGAATTTCTGCTGTTACTGTCTCTTCAACAACAGTATCTTCTAGAGCTACTTCCTCAGAAGCCTCTACTTTTTCAACATCTTTTACTTCAACTACTTTACCGTCTTTTACAACGTAGATTTTTTCGTTGATGATGTGTTCGCCATCCGGCAACATTAACTCATTCATTTGTGTATTTATTTGGGATTTGTTTTGCTCTTTTAGTTTCATGCCTAAGTACCCCTCAATACTGAAACCTATCTGTTCTTGTGCTACAAGTTCAGCATAGTACTCTTTGTCAGTTACCTGGGCAGTAACCATTAGCGTACCCTCAGGTACTTCAATACCAAATGATGAGTAAGCTTTGTCCTCCAATGGAGTATCTACTATCCATGCCTCAAGGACATATGCCGGTACAGTCTTAGATTGGTCATGCTCCAGGTTAAATAGGTCTCGGTTGACCATCTGCTGCATGAACTTGCCATGAATTTTCTCTATCTCCTCTTTAGTAAACTTGACATTGTACTCCTCATCTGTATCCTCATCAAAACGATAGATCTCCATAGGTATCAAAGCAGGTGCAGTGATACGATACTTGAGTTCATCATTAAAGAATAAAGGTTTAGCTTGAGAACTGAATGCCATCCCTTTGACTTTGATTGCAGGGTTAGCTGTGAATGCTATCTGCTCAATACCTAAGTCCTGTCCATCAGAGTACTCAGGGTCAATAGTTATTTTGTAAGTAGGGATATCTTTTTTTGCCATCTACCTATATTAAAAAAAACGTATATTTGTTCAAAAATTTAACTATGATAACTATATTAAACAAGGAAATTCCTAACCAACTTGAAGAGCTAACCATTGAGCAATTTGAGGCAATCACTGATATCAATAACAATAAGGAACTTGACCCTATTGATAAGCACCTCCAGGTGTTCGCTTATCTTGGGATACCTGAGTCTGAGTTTTGGGACTATGATGTTGCTGATTTTGTAGGGATGGTGAAAGAGTTTAACTCAGCAGAACGTAAAGAGTACCCGGTAGTAGAAGAGCTTGAGATTGATGGCTACATCTACAAGGCACAAATGAAGTTAACTGTACGTGATACTAAGATGATTGAGAAAGTAGCACTAAAAAAAGAGAAAGGATATATCTCTGAGATGTTGGCTATCATGTTCAAACGTGAAGACCTTACACCTACTGAGCACTACACCGATGCACATATCAAGCAGAAAGCAAAGCTCATCCGTAAATTGAATGCTGCTATCTCCATTCCATACATGATGTTTATTGCACAGAAAATAGGACAGCAAGCTAATGATCAAGCTACCGAAGCAGTGGAGCCAAGTAACTCTTGAGCAGTTCATTGAATTTAGTCAGATAGATAAAGAGCAGGGAGCCTACCACTACAACAGTGAGGCTCTCTCTATTTTATCTGATGAGCCTATTGAAGTCGTTGAAGAGCTTGATGTAGATGAGTTAGCAGAACTTGTTAACGAGTCAAGATGGTGTACCTCTGAGCCATCCAAAAGATATAAACATGAGCTGTTAGGGTTAACTCTCAAGCCACTCAGCAAGCTAACCCTATACGAGTACATTGACCTTGACTATTTCTTTAGCAATAACTACATCACAAATCTTGATAAGGTATGTGCTATCCTGTACCGTCAAACTAAACTTAATGAATGGGGTGATGAAATCATGGAGCCCTATGACTTTGACTGCAACATTAGAGCTGAGAAATTTCATGACCTACCAATCACTGATGTGTATGGATTGATACATGAGTTCCTGAAGTTCAGGGATAACTTTCTTAAGACCTATGAAAATTTATTCACCGGTGACCTAGATACTCCACTCACCGATGAAGAGAAAGCTAACATGGACCCTGAAGAAATCAAAGAAATTGAGAAAGAGCAAACTCAAGTAAAGTGGTCATGGGAGCAAACCATCTATGGCTTGACTAATGGGGACATAACAAAGAGTGATAAGATAGGTGTCCTACCACTCGTTTATGTTTTCAATATCCTTTCAATGAAGAAAGAGTTAGACATCTAATGGGAACCCAGGAGTAAATCCTGCAGGAGGGTCAAGTGCCTCAAATGTATACACTAATTTATATTGTTTCTCAAGCACTTCAACAGCTTGTACTAATGGGTAGTTCTTTGTTATCCATTCAGTGTACTGCTGATATATCTCAGCAACAAGCCCTGCCTCCATTAACGCATCAGTAAATTGTGCAACGAAGTCACGAGGAGCTATAGAACCACCATTAGGTCCATAGGCATTAGCTGTTTGTGGCACCCCATTGTTAAGGAATATAAAGTAGTACATGGCCACTATTTGTATCTCTAACTTTTGGAAGCCTGTGACCTTGGCATTGATACGCACACTTTCTACCAATGTACCCTCACCATCTGCTACTTCATTCCTGATTATTCTCTTAAGTATAGTAGCCATTTTCCTACGTGTAGGATATAGCACATTGAACTCCCCTGTGTTTGCGTATCTAGCCATTAGTTAATGCTTTATAAATTTCCATTGTATCATCTACGAGAATGATACCCTTATCAGTTTCTACATGCAGCTGTGTATCACTAATAACCTCAATAGGTCCTGTAATTGTGTACTCTATTCCGTTAATACTAAACATATGCAAAGACTTTGTATAAATTAATGTTAGCTACATCACCTGAATTCTGGCATTGCATAGTAAATAGGATGTAATTATTTACAGCATAGTTGAATGATACGTTTAGAGCTACCCCTGTAGTGTAATCCGAAAATGCAGTATTTGAATAACTGCTTAATACAGTACCATTGTATCCAAAATTACGTTCAACTAATCCAACATACTGCGAGCCTCCCCCATTCATGGTGAATGTAGTATTGAATAAAGTAGCACCTGTTAAGCTGTTGGTAGTATTAAAATAAATACGACCATATAGCTGCCCTAGGTTACCACTTTGTCGGAACATTCTAAATTGTACCTGGAGTATATTGTTAAGGCTTAAAGTATTTGCAGGTATCAATAGTGAGTGACATACAGTAAGAGTGGTTCCTGTTGTTGTGGTTCCTAATCCACCACTCCATCCTATTAACTTAGGACCTATATTAACATTCCCACTACCCACCAATGAGTTGCCGTTAACGGTCTTGATGTTGGTGCCGGATACTAAGGCTGCTTGCTTACCATTGAATGTACTCCAATCAGTAGTACTCAATGCACCTCGGTTAGTAGCCGATGCTGTTGGTATGTTGAACTGATGATCAGTACCACTTGATACCACGTTAAAGTCAGTACCTGTGGTGCCTGTGCTAATGGTCTGAACATCTGCACTCAAGCCATTCAATGCAGTCATTCCTGTGCCTGCTATGATACCTGCCTGTTGTGTTACGGTGAATATAGCTGAAGCTGCAGATGGAGGAGGTAAGCTACCCGGATAGTAGTGCAAGGTAACCTGTGTGCTAGTTGCACTCCAATACAGCTCGTAATAATCACCACCAACTGCATCAAGTAAATAATTCCATGATGGTATGCAATGACCAGGTGTACCACCATGAGATGATACAACAGCTACAAAGCCTGCACTACCTAATACATCCGATCCATTCTTTCTAAGCCATACAGTAACATCATGCTCTTGACTGCTTGTGTTCTGATATTGAAAAGAAAATTGTAGGTTATATATTCCTGTGTTAGCTATGGTTATTCTAGTATCACTGACTACAGTTACACCATTGCTAAAGTCCATGGTCCTGAACTTAACAGGTTGACCTACATTAACTACAGCTAATGGTTGACTAAGGTCATCTTGATATTGTGCATAGTAACCTACAGCACCACCACCACCACCTGCACCATCAATTATTTGTTGACCGGTAATAACAGTGTTAGTAGGTACTCCACCTGACATCATTGTACATTCAATCAAGTCAGTAGGTTGTAGGTTGCCAGTATGCGGTGTGAGGTTAGGTCTCCAATCTCCCCACCATTTAGGTGAACTCATACCTATATTAGTCTAAGCCTCCGAAATGTTTATTGTAAAGGTACTGCACAATCAGTCCAATCATTCACAGTTAACGTGATGTTCATGACATAGCCTGCAGCATAGTCAAGTAGATCATTGTTCAAAGGTTGAAAGTTAGGTATACCAATCACATCAAAGCTATAGTCATTGCTATAGGTGAAGTAAACATAAAGGTCATTGAGTATCTGCTGTGTATCGCTTAGGATTGTGATGATATTAGCCCTATCTTTTTGGATGATATCAAAGCAGTAGATGTCAAAGTTAAACTCTGAAGTGTTATCTGCAGGGTTAACACTAACCGGCACAATAAAAACAATAGGATATTTCTCATCCTTAGTAGCGAAATTAAATAGCTGTTCCTTGAAATCACTCCCCACCTTTTTAACCTGGAGGTGATTATTATAGAACTGCTCAATGTGGTCTATGATTGCTTGTAGTGAGTTCATTATAGTTCAGCGTTTTTATTAATCTTGTTTATCTTATTCTGTACATTGGTT